ATAGCAGTAAGAGAGGTGATTGTTTCACCTTTGTCAAGCTCCTGTTCAATTTTGCTTCTCTGGATGATGTTTTGAGGTTGATTGATAAGGATTTTGGCCTAGGAATATCAAGTAAGTCTATGGAGGAAGTGAAGAGAGTGGTTCCTGAATATAAACAACCAGAGAGCCTTGGTAAGAGATATTCTCTTATTCAGGTGATTACAAGGAAGTTTACTAATGAGGAACTAGAGTATTGGAATGCTTATCACCAGGATTTACAAGATCTCAAGGATAACAATGTATATGCTATTAAAAAGGTGTATCTGAACAAAAGTCTGTTTCCCTTAAAAGATACAGAGCTTAGATTTGGTTATTTCTATGATGGGCATTGGAAAATTTATAGACCTTTCGGTGATAAGAAGTCCAAATGGATTCCAAACAATGTTCCTATTACAGCAATGGATGGAAAGGATAACATTGTAAACTGTGACACAGCATTTATAAACAAGAGCAAGAAGGACTATATGGTGATGAAAAAGATATTCCCATGTTCCTGTGCTGTTCAGAATGAGGGTATGGCTTGTTTCTCTCAGGAGAATATAGAATATCTGAAATCTAATTCCAAGAAACAAATACTATCCTTTGATTCTGATATTACAGGTGTGGAGAATTCTCAACAGATCACCAAACTTTTTGATTTTGGTTATTGTAATGTTCCTAAGAAATATTTAAAAGAAGGCATCAAAGATTGGGCTGATTTAGCCAAATCCTACGGTATGAAAACTATTGAAGATTATTTAAAAACTAAAAAACTTTTGTAAAATGTACAACACAACAAAACAGACGTTATTAAACGCACCAGTTCCTCAACAAACACGCACATACAAACCTGTTTCTCATGTGCAATTGATGGACTTAACAATGCAAGGCATTGAGAAAGCTGGATTTACTCTTGATAAAGAAATGTATTCAGCAGCTAGAGATGGATCTATTGCCAATGGTAGATTCACAATTAGAAATGTAATGGATAAAGAGATGCAGCTTGAAGTGGGCTGGCAGAATTCTTATGATAAGAGCTTGACATTGAAGTTTGCTATTGGTACACGCATCATGGTTTGTCAGAATGGATGTGTATTTGGTGATTATGGAGCATTCAAGAAGAAGCATGTAGGAGAAATTCAAACATTTGCTCCTAACGCTATTACAGAATACATCAAAGGTGCTGGTGATGTGTTTAGAAGAATGCAAGAACAGCGTGACAGAATGAAAGAGATTGAAGTTTCTAGAAGAACACAAGCTGAACTAATTGGTAGAATGATGGTTGAAGAGCAATTCATCCAGAGTACACAATTGAATATTATCTCCAGAGAGTTAAATAAACCTACATTTGATTATGGTGCTCCTGGAAGCATGTGGGAACTTTATCAGTTTACAACACAGGCTATGAGAGAAACTCATCCTTCATTGTGGATGGACAGCCACATCAAAGCTCATGAGTTCTTTGTGAACGAGAGTGGTATTCTTGTAGCTCCTCAAATGGTAGATGCTATAGAGGAAATTATAGCTGAACCAGCTATTCCTTTTTCACAATTTTCAAGTTTTACACTATGACTTGGGAGAAATTCAAAGAATTGTTTCACGAGAGCTGGCATGTTAAAATGAGGCCATTTATTGAGAGTAAGGAGTGTGATGACATCTATGAATTTCTTAAAAAGGAGAGTAAAAGGGGCAAGAAAATTGCCCCTCTTTCTCCTAATGTATATAGATGTTTCAGAGAAACTCCTTTAGATGATGTAAAAGTGGTGATGATTGGTATGTGCCCCTATCACACGTTTATAGATGGTAGTCCAGTGGCTGATGGGCTACTCATGGGATGTAGTGTTACAGGGAAGCTACAACCTTCTCTTGAGAAGTTCTATGAGGGAGTTGAAAAGGATGTGTATAGTGGTCTCAATTTACATTACACAAAAAAACCAGATGTTTCCTATCTAGCCAAACAGGGTGTTCTTATGCTAAATGCAGCTCTTACAACAGAAATGAATAAAGCAGGCTCTCACATTAAGCTGTGGGAACCCTTTACAAAGTATCTATTGGAAGAAGTACTTGCTCCAACAGGTGTTCCATACATCTTCTTGGGTAAGGATGCTAGTGTATATGAACGCTATTTGCCTCCATTTTCCTGGTCTTTCACTCTTAGTCATCCAGCATCTGCCTCATATAAACAATCTGATTGGGACACAGAAGGTGTATTTACAAGGGTGAATAAGATTCTTAAGGATAATAATAATTTCTCAATAGAATGGCTGCAATAGTCGCAAATTATTCTTATTTTTGCGACAAACCTTGTCACAAATATTGTCAATTTTTGTGACGAAATTATATATTATGCCATACAAAAAGAAACCCAAGAATAAACAAGAGCTAAGTGCTAAATCTGGAACAGGAAGAAAACCTGTTAGAAAGAAAACTGTTAATAAACCTAGAAAAGCTACAACACCAAAACCTAGAAATGCAGGCACTATGACAGAAACACAGTTTTTCCAATGGATAAGGCAAGTGTTAAGAAAAGCTTCTATATATTGGAAACCTATTTCTCAAGTAAGAAAAGCAGCTCAGGTTCCTTATAAAGGTCCAAATAAAAGAAGAAAATATTCTTATATTTGTAGTGAGTGTGGTAAAGAGTATCCATCAACAGAAATAAACGTACACCACAAAATAGAATGTGGTAGTTTAAAAACTTTTGATGATCTACCTGGATTTGTTGAACGTCTTTTTACAGAAAAGGAAAATTTAGCTGTACTATGTAAAAAATGTCATGATAAGGAGCATGGAAAATAAATTTGGAAATATCAATTTTTATGTTTATTTTTATACCGCTTATGTACTTATCATTTATTAAAATTATTAGTCCTCAATTTCAGGGTATTTATCGAGAGATAAGTACATAAGCACCTGATTTTGAGGACTTTATATTTTATGAAAACTTTACATCTTTATGTTAAAGAATTACCAGATGGATTGAAATATCTTGGAACAACTTCTAAAAATCCTTATAGATATAAGGGAAGTGGTATGTATTGGAAAAGACATCTTAAAAAATATAATTATAAACTTAAAGATATCAAAACCACTGTTATTTTTTCAACTATCTATAGAGATATACTGAAAGAAAAAGGGTTATATTATTCAAAACTTTATAATGTTGTAGATGATCCTAACTGGGCAAATTTGATTCCAGAATCAGGTGAAAGTAGTACCTTAGGTTATAAACCTAAAAAAGAAACAATAGAAAAATATCTTCCAAAAATATCACATAAAGTTAGAAGAATAAAAGATAATAAAATTTATAATTCTGTCAATGAAGCAGCTAGAGAAAATAACATTTACCCAAGTCATTTAAGACATAGGTTAAAATTATATGATTTATCAATAGGATTTGAATATGTAGATATAGAATTAATAAATAAGGCTATATCTAGAAAAAACAAAAGATTAAAGGATCAAAATCTTAGAAAAATAAAAAATATAAAAAAAACTAGTAATTGCTTAGGTGTTTCTTGGGATAAAGAAAAAAGTAAATGGGTATCACAAATAAGAATAGATGGAAAAAAAGTATTTTTAGGAAGATACATTAATGAAGAAGAAGCTTGTAAAGCTTATGAAATTAAGTTAAAGGACATTAAAACTAAAAATGAAAAAGATGGAAGATAAACAATTAAAAGTGAGCATTAACAAAGAACCTTCGTTCACAGAGGTGTGGTATGAAGGGGAAGTGGTGTACAATGGACAAGAACATAGGTTCTGGCTTATACATCCAAGAGGAAAAGATCTTAATGGGAATGAATATGAGGTGGATGTAAGATGGTTCTTCCAGAGAGTACCTAGAGAGGTAAGATCTATGATTCCTTATATAATAGATGCATTTAAACAGAAAGCACATGATAGTACAGACAGTACACGAGATCCTCAATCCGTTTGATGTAGAAGTGAATAAACTGGGATATGGCGTAGCTTTATTTATGATTGTAGGTAGTATTCATTCCAATCCTCAGTTTATTGTAAGATTTTACACTACAGGAGAGCTTAGGACAGTTGATCAAAATGACCTGGTGGTGTATGGGAACCCCACAGCAGGTGAATCTCTAATCCCAAAAAACAAAATAGATACAATATGATAGCAGGAAAAGCAAAAACAGAAAAAGAGTATAGAGCTGTCCAAATGGATAGCTCTTCTAGTCTAAAAGAGTTTTCCGTAAACCGGAAAAAGTATTACCAAAAGTATATACTAAATGAGAGAATTGAAGAAGAAGATACAAAAGCTTCTGTAATAGGTAGAGTGGTAGAAACATTGTTATTAGAGCCTGAAGAGTTTGACAACAGATTTTATATGTCTGTTTGTCTGTCTGCTCCCACTGGCCTAATGCTTGCATTTGTAGAAGCATTGTATAAACATACAGCAGCAGCTACAGATGAGCTTGGAAGTGTTAACAGACCTTTTGCAGATTTGTTTATAGATGCCTATAATGATTCTGGATTTAAGATTAAAGCTGATGCTGTATTGAACAAGTTCCAGGGATCTGATGCTGAGATTTATTATGATGAGCTTAGAAAGGTGAGAAGCAAAGGGTTGACAGTTGTAACAACAGAAGATGTTACAAATTCTGAAAAAATTGTGACAGAATTGAAGACAAATTTTGTAACTTCCAGTATTATAAATCTGGTGAATAGTGCCAGATATAGTGTACATAATCAATTCCAAATAGAAGGATATTCTGTAGATGGTCATTTGTTCAAAAGTATGATGGATAAGGTGATTGTTGATCACGAAAAGCGAACAATCCAGGTGTATGACTTAAAATGTACATGGAGTGTTGAGAATTTCTATGAAGAATACTATCTTTATAGAAGAGCTTATATTCAGGCTTATCTGTATTATCAAGCAGCTAGAAGTTTGACAATCAATCAAAATAGTGAGTTGTATGGATATACAGTGGAATGTCCTAAATTTATTGTTTGTGACAGCACAAATTATATGAATCCACTAGTTTACACACTTACAGGAGATGATTTATTAGATGCTTATGAAGGATTTGAACATAAAGGAAAACTATATCCAGGTGTAAAACAGCTTATTAAGGATCTTCAGTGGGCTGTAGAGAATGATGTTTGGAATATAAGTAGAGAAAATTATATTAATAACGGTGTAATAAACATTAAAGGATGAGTGAACCAAAAAAGACAATCACCACTATTTTTATGGTGCCCACATTGAAAATCAATAGAGATAAACTTAGAGAAAATAAGTTTATAAATGCCTATTTTAAGGATGGTAGAAAAGAGGTGCAGTATGAAAACTGCATCTATCTTCTATTCAAACCTGAAAATCTAGATAAGTTTAAAGATTTCCTAGATGGAGAATATGAAAGAACAAAGTGTGTAATTGATGATTATGATTATGAGGATGGGTATGTTGTTGTGGTGTATGAGCTAGATGAGAAATATGAAAAAGACTTTGATCTTATTAGAGAAGGTAAGTATTCTAGAACATCTGAAGAATTTCAAAAACTATTTCCAAAGATTGTGAAGGTGAACACAGGTGGTTATTGGAAGGATGAAATATCTTTACAATACCGTATATTCAATCACACTGAGGATCTTGTACAGTTTTGGGAAAAGAAACTAGATGTAGAATTTGATGATGATCAAGAACTATGGCATGCTTTTATTGAGGAAGATGAAACATTAAATTTAAACAAAATCAAAGAACATGTATAATAAAGAAATATTAGAAGCCCTTATTAGGGAATTTGGTGTAGAAAACGCCATAATATATTGTAGACTGGAAAGCAGAAAAAGCCAATTGATGTTTCAAGATTCAATTAGAAACGGTGAAATAGGCTCTTCTGAATGGGAACATGAGAGAGATTGGTGGAAAGAAAATGAAACTGAATTATTAACTATAAAATCAAAAAATGATGAATTCGTTAGAACTTCTAAAAAACAACCCAAAGTGCGCTCTTATAATAAAGCAGTGGTTTCTAGCAAGAATGTTAGATAGTCTGAAAGATTCAGGTGTTCCTGATGATTTCAAAGAGTTTGTTAAAGCTCAAGACCTAGAGAATGACAAGATAGCCACAATGATTAATGCTAGTCCTAGGATGCTATTTGATGTATTTGATGAGCACAAGGTGTACATTCAAATTAACATAGGGCCTAATTTCTCTTATTCCATTAATGAAGGAGATGTAATTAGCGGTTCCTGGGAAACTAGAATAGAAGCTGAGAAAGAAGCAATTGAACAAGCATTTATAATTTTAGAATCAAAATTATGAGACAGATAGATGTACTTGCAAAAACAGCATTTTGCGAAGGTAGAAAGTTTAAACTAAGCAATACAGAAGTAGAACTTTTTGATGGTAAGCCTCACATGTATTTACATGGTAATTGTATAGCTAAGAGAGATGAGAATGGGGATTTATTAATTAGCACTTGTGGATGGGAAACAAACACAACAAGATCCAGACTGAATGCTCTACCAGATGTTCATATCAAAAAATATAAAGGGGATTTTGTTCTGAATGATATAGCTATTATGCACGATGGTTGGATGAATGTTAAATATTATACATTAAAATTTTATTTATGAAAGATGTAATTGTTGAACAAGTTGTGGATAAGTTCCAGAGAAGAAGTGAATTAGGAATTCTTAAATATGGAACCACTCTTGCACAGAACAATAAAGATAACTACCTAATCCATCTTCAACAGGAGCTCATGGATGCCACGCTTTATATAGAGAAGC